AAAACCCATTAGGATTCCAAATGGTATCTCCGGGTATGGGTGTTAATACGGGTGATGAAGTTATATTTGACAATTATGAAATGGCTCACTTTAGATTACTATCAGATTTTAATTATTTACCTTATGGTAGATCGTATTTAGAACCTGCTCGTAAAATATGGAAACAAATGACATTAATGGAAGACGCAATGTTAATCCATAGAATTGTTAGAGCACCTGAAAAAAGAACATTTTTTGTAAATGTAGGTAATATACCTCCTGCTGAAGTAGAAGGGTACATGCAAAGAATGATTAATAAAATGAAAAAAACACCATATGTTGATCCACAAACTGGTGAGTATAATTTAAAATTCAACATGCAAAACATCCTAGAGGATTTTTATATCCCCGTTAGAGGTGGTGATGCAACTACAAGAATTGAAACTACAAAAGGTTTAGATTATGCTGCAATTGAAGATGTAACATATTTAAGAGACAAATTATTTGCTGCTTTAAAAGTACCAAAAGCTTATTTAGGGTATGAAGCCGATTTAAATGGTAAAGCAACATTAGCTGCGGAAGACATACGGTTTGCCCGCACAGTTGAACGTATACAAAAAATATTAGTATCCGAGTTAACTAAAATTGCATTAGTGCATTTATACGCTCAAGGTTATGATGGTGCGTCATTAACTAACTTTGAACTTTCATTAACTACTCCTTCTATCATATATGATCAAGAAAGGATTGCGCTTATGAAAGAAAAAGTAGAACTAGCAACTTCAATGTTAGAACAAAAACTAATGCCTACTGATTGGATTTATGATAATATCTTCCACTTTAGTGAAGACCAATATCAAGAATACAGAGATTTAATTATTGAAGACCAAAAACGTAGATTTAGAGAAAATCAAATAGAAAACGAAGGAAATGATCCCGCTGAATCAGGTGAAGCATATGGTACACCTCATTCGTTAGCTTCATTATATGGTTCTGGTAGATATCCAGGTAGTAAAGGAGTTCCATCAGGATATGCTATTGGTGATAAAAATTATCCTGAAACAGCATTAGATCAAGGAAGACCATCTGAAAGTCCATCCGATTATGGACATCAAGATAGCAACCTTGGAAAAGATGTTACGGGTTCTGATACAATGACATCTTCAACTCAAGCAGAAGATAGACCAGGATTACGTGAATCTAAAAAGAAATTTGTTAGAGAAGAAAATCTTGCTGCTAGAGCTATATTTGCACAAAATGAAACGGCTTTAAAGAAAATGTTTCCTAAAACACAAGTAAATCTATTTGAAAAAGAAAATTTACTAGATGAAGACCAAATACGTGAAGAAATAAAATAATTACAATATTTATAGACAGTAGCGCACTACTTATGAAAATAAAACACAACAAGTATAAGAACACTGGTGTTCTTTTTGAACTTTTAGTAAGAAAGATTACATCAGACACAATGTCTAATAGTAATTCAAAAGCAGCAAGTTTAGTAAAAAAATATTTTACTAAAAGTGAATTAGCTAACGAAAATAAACTATACCAGACACTTAACCGTTCAACATCTTTATCAGAAGGTAAAGCTGAATCAATACTATCTACATTACTTGATTTATCTAGAAGATTAGATAAAGATAAACTATCTAAAGAAAAATACAATTTAATAAAAGAAATTAAAAATAATTTTGATATTAATGATTTTTTTGGGGCTAAAATTAAAAATTATAAACTTTTAGCTTCTACATATGTGTTATTTGAATCTTATAATAATAAAAAATTCGGAAATCCTGAATCTATTATTACATCCAAGATTACAATACTAGAATATATTACTTCAAACCCAAACTCTAAAATCTCTCTTTCACCTTTAGTTGAAGAGTTAACTCAATTAGATAAAGGTACACGTTCTTTAGCATATAAAATTATGTTAGAGAAATATAATACTAAATTTGATGGGTTAACTAAAGATCAAAAAGAAGTATTAAAAGAATATATTAACAGTGCTACTGATGCTCCTAAATTAAAAGAATTTTTAAATAAAAAATTCAATGGTATTTCAAAAGTATTAAAGGAAAATATTTCTAAAATAGAAAGCCCTGCTCTTAAAATAAAAATTCAAGAAGTTATAAATTTAATTAAGCCAATATTAACAACTAAAAATTTAAAAGATGATCATTTAGTTGCTTTATTGCAATATCTTGAACTTTCATCTGAAATTGAGGTAATATGAAAAAATTAAGTTTAAAGGGATTAAAAAAAGAAATGAGCACTACGGGAACTGGTGCTAATTTTGTAGCCGGTACTGGGATGCAATATGCTACTCCAAAGGCTTTTAAACCTAAAAAGAAAAAAACCGAAGAAAATCCTGATTGGTCCAAATTAAAACAAGGTCAATCTAAGGTAGTCAAAACATCACCAGTATCAAAACAAATAGATGTTTCTGAACCTTTTACTACACTTAGTCCTTCTATTCCTAATAGAAAATCAAAAGCTATAGATTATGTTAAATTGTTTGAAAAATCAATTAATCAATATTTAAGTAGTCTTAATACAAAGGCAGATAAAAAATATAAAAATTGGAATCCTGTAACAGATTTTACAGATAGCCAAGCTAATGCTGGTGATAACACAGGGTATGATATGGACACACAAGATGCTGGTTCTGTATCAGAATTAGCTAAATTTGCTAAAGATAGTGCCAAAGTTGGAGATGTTGATATTGAAGGTGGAGTACAATATACTATTACAAATATAGATGACCAAACGGGTCAAATTTCATGGGATATAGATTATGTCCCCGCATATGATACAGTGTTTAAAGAATTTGAAGAACTAAAAAGATTTTTAGATACATTAGCCAAGAAAACTGATGATACTGTTATTGATGATATAAGCGATGAAATAAGAGATGTATTTAATAAATATAGAACACACATTAGAAAAACAAAACCCGAGGCTTATAAAAAATTTAAAAATGTAACTGAAAATAAGGGTTTAAATGAAAGATTAGGGGTTTCTAAAGATATTTTAAGTAATATTGTTGAAGAATTTGGTGTAAATAATTTTTCACAAATGATCCTAAGTCTTAGAGATGAAAATGTACAGGATATTATAGTGTCCGCTTTTGAAGGTCAATATCCTGGTGTAATGGGTAAAAAAGATAACATATCAGAAGCTAGATATTCTTCATTTAAAAAATCAGCTAAACTACGTACACCTACAGAACAAATCCATAGAGCCGTTAGAGAAATTAGACAAAGGTTAAATGAAGTATTAAAAGTAGTAAGTCATACTGAGAGAATGAAAAATGAGTTAAAACAAAGTAATGAAGGTATGTCCTACCTAAAACGTACTAAAAATGCTCTTGGTGATATAGCAAATAAATTAACAGAATTAAATAATCGTATTAAAGGATTAACTGAGTAAAGAAAGATAAATATTTATATACATGGAACTAAAAGATCTTTATAAAAAACTTCAAGATACGTCTAATTACACGTCACAAACTGACAAAAAACTAGACGAATCTTACAAAGACGGTGTACAAATCATAGCTAAAACCATTGATATGGTTAATCCCTATGAATATGCAAGAGGGTTAGAAATTGAAATGAACCTGGCTAATAATGCCGTTGGCGATTGGATGGAAGAAGATTTAAATACTAATAATATTAAAAAAGCATCTAAAAAAGTATTAAAAAATCTTACTAAAAACCCTCAATACTATCAAAAAATGGTAGCTTACCAAATGGAAGGCGAGAGTTTATATGATATTGAAGTAAATAAAAAATCAATAGAGGCTTTAAAGAAAACTAATGGCAAAATCATGAAGGAAGGAAAAACTTCTTTTCTAGATGAACAAACTTATACAATGTATGCCGATAAGTACGATACAAATGAATCTACCCCAGAGGATATAGCTGAATTAGGTAAAAATCGTGATTCTATATATGAAAAGTATGCTAATAGGTACGAAGTTGATATTAATGAACTTAAAGACAGAGTAGAAGCACGTAGATTAGAAAAAGAGGATGTAGATGAAACTATAGAAGCTCCAGATGCGGCAACTGCTCTTGAACTACAGAAAAAAGATCCAAAAGCTTATATTAAAATAGCAGACAAATAATGAAAAAATCATTATTATT